GTATCTGAGACAGCTATATTTGAAACTATATTATTTTCAATTATTGCATAAAGTGCCATTTCATATCACCTAAAATACTATTACTGAACAAAAACCAGATGTTCCAGCAGAACCACCCGATGATGAACCAGTATGAGTTATAGTACCGCCAGCACCATAACCTGTGGGGGTTTGAGGGCTGCCATAACCAGAGTATCCCCCAGTAGCGTGACCAGCAAACCACCTGTCATAATTATTTGGAGATGCAGCGTTCTGACCAGAACCAACAGTACCATCACCCCTTGTATTATATCCAGCAGCAGCAATAAGTCTACCAGAAGACCCAAACTGTCTCTGACCAGTGCTTTTACCAGCGATATACCCACTGTGAATATTTGAGCTAAAGTCTCCAGTAGCCGAAGGCCAGTTGGGATAGGTACGACTCCCATTCCAATAAGTCTCTGAGCTACTACCTCCAGCGGCTACATTGTCTGTACCAAATTTAGTATTTCCACCAGCACCACCTGAAATATTTGAGCTAGTACCACCCATTGAGCCGCCAGCACCTATTGTCACAGTTTCAGATGAGCCTAATGAAGATAGTAATTTATATATTACTGATATAGACCCACCTGTAGAGTAAGGGTTTATATTACCATTATTTCTGGCTCCGCCACCACCGCCACCAATACAAGTAATCATTGCCACAGTTCCGCTTGATGGTTTAGTCCATGTGCCAGATGAGGTAAATGTTTGTACACTCGCACCACCACCAAGCGCACCAGCCAGTGTTGATGATGTAGTTGAATCAATAGACGCAATGTTTTGCAGTTGTCTACTGTCATTTATAACAGTAGTGTTATTTACTTTAATAGCCATTCTTTAATCTCAAAATATTAATGTTGAAAAAGGTTCGTCTGGATGACCAGGCCACTCAGGCCATGTTATTGTTTCTGGAAAACCTTCTTGGTCAGGTAAGTCTAAAAGAGCTTGCCTATAATTTACCCAAGCTGTTTTATCAGAATCCGTCATTGTGTGCCAACGTACAGCATTTATACAATCTACACGTTCTTTAAGTATCTTGTCGCGGTTAATTATTGCTTCTTCTTGTGTCATAATATTACCCCTCTTTAAACCACGTTATACTGAAGTCGTGTAAACGAACCAGCATTTCCAGTGTGTAATTGGTGTAACATTAAAGTCACTGCTGATGCTGTGTTGTTACTATATATCATACTATAACCTCCAGCGCCACCATATCCAACACCATTATGGCGTTGATTGAGCGTACCATTTATATATATTTTCATGTAGTTATAAGTATAACCAGACACCTCTACCCAAGAGTAAGCGTTTAGGGTAGTAGTAAACTGTCCGTTAGCTGCCGACCCTGAGATACTGTACTTTGTGGCGTGTATTCCATTTGCACCAGAAGAAGCTGGTGTTGTCCACGCCGCTGTACCAGCAGAAGAATATTGTAGTATCTGTCCAGAAGAACCACCACTAGGAACATGGTTATTACCATTACCTGTTGGGTGACTGTAGTTATTAGCGCCTGATGCTATACCATCTAGTTTAGTACCGTCAGTAGCTACATTTCTACCATCAACAGTACCAACACTTGTTGTTATATTTCTACTATCATCAATAACAGTAGTGTTATTTACTTTAATAGCCATCTTCGTTTATCCCCTTTAAACTATTAGCTGTTAAGTTTTTCTTTTAGCTCATCTATCTGAGTCTGTTGTTCTTTGATTGCCTCTATGAGTAAACCAACCATGTTGCCATACTGTACAGATAGAAGCCCTTCATCATTTTCTTGTACTAGCTCTGGCATAACTTTTTGTACCTCTTGAGCTATAACACCTGAAGATTTCTCATCAGTTTCTTTAAGAGTGAATGAGTATCCACCTAACTGTTGAACCTTATTCAAAGCTCCAGTAATAGGAGTAATATCTTCTTTAGCACGTTCATCTGAGGTGGTGTTAAAAGTACCTGCATTAACCGTAGTAAACGTTACAGTACTATTTGTATTGGTGGCTTGGTTAGAAGTATACGTTGTGTACCCAGCTCCGTTACTAATCTGGTTATTGTTTGTTACGTTAGTAGCACCATCAACTACGTTTAGAAAAAGACGAACAGCCGCTGCAGTACCGTGTCTTATGTAGTTGTCGTTACCTGTCTCAACCATAACTCTAGTAACGCCACTTGTTACATCGTTAGCGGTTGTGTTTAGGTAGTTAGCAAAAATATAACCACTGCTACTACGTTGTACGACAGTACTGTTACCCGCAGATGAGGAAACTGTGTAAGGGAAACTGTAGTTATTAGCATTTGTGGCTATGCCATCTAGTTTAGTCTTTAGTGTAGTGGTGAAGTTCTTTTGGGTTAAACCGCCATCGCCTACAGAATATGTAGTGTTGGTGTCTGTATTTACGACTGTTTCTGTAGCTGTGGCTAAACCAGTGACGTGTCCATAAGTATCAAGAGTAATATCTTGAATATATGTTCTGCCTGATCCGTTTACAGATGCTTGTGAAGATGTATCGCTGTGACTTAGTGTTACATTACCTGTACCGCCACCTGATAAACCAGAGCCAGCAGTAATAGTCTGGTCATCTTTGGCTGAAGTTTCAATCCCATCTAACTTACTTTTAAGAGTGGTAGTAAAGTTCTTCTGTGTAAGACCACCATCTCCTACGCTGTAGGTTGTGTTCGTATCGGTAGAACTAATAGTACCATTAGATGCTATAGCAACATTTGTACCAGCTGTTAAAGCCGCTACTACGTTTGCGGTATCAGTAACATTAGCACTGGCTTCTATTCCATTAAGTTTAGAATGATCAGCATCCGTAAATACATTTGAGTCTGTAGCCGCTTCAACAGCCGCCCTTATCTCTGCATTAGTCTGATCACCTGTAGCGTTAGCCTCAATACCATCTAGCTTTGTACCATCTGCTGCTACATCCCTGCCATCAAATGTGCTATTTGTTGTAACAGCACCAGTAAGCGCACCACCAGCTAAAGGTAACTTAGTAGCCAATGCAGTTGTAAGTGTAGTGTTATAGTTAGCATCATCATTGATAGCTGCGGCTAACTCATTTAGATCATTGAGTGTGCTAGGTGCACCACCTATAAGTGTTGTGATCTTATCTGTAACGTAAGCTGTTGTAGCTATCTTGGTGCTATCATCGCTTTCAGCCTGTGTTGTTGCTGTAGATAAACGTGCCGCTGGGATTGTGCCTGTAAGATTAGTTGCTGGAACATCAATGCCTAAACCTTCTATGTCAGCTTTAGTCTGATCTGCGGTAGCGGCTGTTTCAATTCCATCCAATTTTGTATGGTCAGCATCCGTAAAGACATTACTATCCGTAGCACTTCCAACCAATGTTTTTATTTCTGCGGCTGTTTGATCAGCTGTTGCATTAGCTTCGATATTAGATAATTTTGTTTGTTCAGCATCGCTAAATTCATTTGTGTCGCTATTGCTTTCATACGCAACTTTGATTTGTGCGGCTGTTTGATCTGCTGTTGCCCCTGCCTCAATACCATCTAGCTTAGTGTGATCAGCGTCTGTAAAGACATTACTATCTGTAGCAGACTCAACTAATGCTCTTATCTCCGAAGCAGTTTGATCAGCAGTAGCACTTGCTTCTATAGCGTTTAATTTACTATGGTCTGTATCTGTAAAGACATTACTATCTGTAGCAGACTCAACAAGTGTTCTTATTTCTGCAGCTGTTTGGTCAGCAGTAGCTGCTGTTTCTATACCGTCTAGTTTAGTACCATCTGCTGCAACATCACGCCCATCAATAGTACCTGACGCTGCAACATTACCTGTAACAGATATTCCTGCAGGAAATGCTACGCTTCTATCTGGCTCTTCTACAACAGCCCTATCTGCAGGGTATGTCATAAATATATCTTTAGTCCCAGAAGAGAAGCTTACCGCATTCCCACTATTGGAACTACTTAAAATTGTAGTACGGGTAAGAGTGTTACCCGTATTAAATGTACCTAGTCCTACTTCCCATTCGTCAACACCAGAAGCGGTATGCACAACAGCATAGTAAGCCGTATCACCATTTGACATATAAGTGTTGAAGGCTTCAAAGGTAGAGGCCGCCCCACCTAGAGCAAATGTGCCAGTACCTGTAGTAACTGTTCCTTCTTTTACACGATCTTTAATAATGAATGCCATTGTGCAGTACCTATCTTATGAATTAACTGATGCGAATTACAGCGTTAGTAGCGTCTGCCGTTGGGAAGACGATAGTAAAGTCGCCGCTAGTAGATGTAACAGTACCACCAAAATCAAACACAGCAACAGCTTTGTTAGACTGTGATGAATTATAGATGATTGCGCCATCTGCAGCAATAGTAAGGTTAGTGAATACTTCATCAGCAAAGTCTACAAAGGCAGTAGTACCTGACAAAGTAATAGTAGCACTATCAAGTGCCTGACCTCCTGCTGTGTAGTTTGTACCAGTAGCTTCATCCGATGCTCCTGTTACTGTAGAGTAGTTAGTTGTAGCTGCACCATAGCTCGCTGAAGGTGAAGCTTTTATAAGAGCTACTTTTAGTGTGTCTGTATCCAAGTCGTGAACACCCCCAAGAAGCTCTTGCTTGAAGCTGTTGCACATTGCAGTTGTAATAGCCATCTTGTGATGTCCCTTTTATGTGTTAAGAAATTACAAAAGGGCCAGCATATAGCCAGCCCTAGTGTTATAGTTTTTACGCAGCGTTGTAGTGTGCTGTGATTAATGCTTCTGGGCGAAGAATCTTGCGCCCGTAAAGATGCATACCGCGAACGATGTCAGCGAATGAATCTGGGTCACGATAGTTCTCGACCTTACTGATCTGCTCAGCAGATGCAACAGCATCGTCTTGTCCAGCTACGATAACACCAAAGTTTACGTCTTGTGCTAATGCACCAGAAGTTCCAGCGCCTGTACCCTTAGCAGGTAAAGAGTTGGATTGGTATATACGGAAGCCATGCAAGTTGTTTAAGACCAAGCCGTTTTGTAGACCTGCTCCACCGAAGTCAGCATTCAACATACGTGAATCTTCGTCTTTGAGCATTTCGATAAACACTGGGTCTAGGACCAGCCATCTACCTCTTGAGTCAACATTTGCTTGATCCATTTGACGTGCCATACGAGCAACCACTGTCAAAGGTGAAACAGTCGCTGTAGACAACGCTGTTGCGCCTGGAAGACGTGGAGCCAATGGGATTGAATCGCCATTAGCATATGCTGTTGAAGCAGAGTCAGCTGAACCCAAAGAACCGAAGTCCGTTGCATCCAAATGGTTAGCAGTTAAAAACTCACCTGTTAGGTTTCCAGCTGTGTCATGCTGTGCATCACCTGCTGTTGCAGTAATATAAGCACCTGCAGTTGTGTGACCTGACATATAAGATAGAACGTCTGCATCCATTGAGTCTGCCATCTTAAACGCCGCGCGGTCAGCAGCTAAGCTAACGTAGTCAACATTTGAGAATTGGTCCTCGATGTCATCCATCTTGAACGCAAAGTAGTTAGCTTTGTCAATAGTCAAAGAGAAGTCTTCATCATTCAACTTTTCAACAGAGATAGCTGTGTGACGCTCAAGAGCGTTTACAGTTACATCTGGTTCTTTCTGAATGCGAACAACATCGCCTTGGTTTGCAATCTCACCAAAGTAAGAGTTATTAGTGATTGCGTTAGCTACAGCTGCACGACGAAGTGCGATCTGTGCTTGTTTTGAGTAGATAATTGGGGAAAAGTTTCCGTTAAATCCACCACTTGCGGAAGTAATAGCCATTGTGTAATCTCCTTATAGATATGGCGTGACATTATACGCTTCATACCAACTAAAGAGGCTCTTACTATTAGGGTAGTCAGCTTTACTTTTGGGATTGCAATCCTTAGAGCGCTGGGCCTTTAGTCTGAGGTAGTTCTTTTTCGTGGATAGAGCTTAGTTATAAGCATGTGCAGTTTCAAGCCACGAATACTAAAACAAACTTGATACTGCACATGCCCATAGTTGTACCCATCTTTTAACAGATGTCAACTATTTCTTTGATAAATCGTAAATAAATTTACCTTTACGTTGAGCGTCCATAATTTCTTCTTGACGCTTCTCATATTCTTTAATGCTCATCTTAGCAATTTGTGACTCACGTAAGTAAGATGAACTGTCTTCTGGTTCTGGTGCAGCTGAGCGTTTACTCTTTACAGAACTCGCTGCGCCTTTGTCTGATGAAGTAGTTTTACTTTTAGTAATACCCATATCAGATTTGTATAGGTCAATAACACGAGATACAGATTTAGCATCGTCTACATTTTCATAGAGAGCATCTTGTACCCACTTAGGTTGATTGTCTGCCCATGTGTGGAAAGCATCATCATCTCTGATAGATACAAAGTCAGAGTGCATACCTAGTAACTCTGCCTCAGCCTTCTCTCTCTTTGCAGTAGACCTTAGTTCTTCTATCTCAAGAAGTCTAGCATCTAAACTAGAAGACTTCTTATCAGCTTCTTTTGCTGCAATAGCTTCTACTATACCTGCAACGTCTGGGTATTTTCTAGCCCATGCATCTATCTCTTCTTCAGACTTAGGAAGAACAAGCTCATTCTTTGTTGCCAGATCTAACTGCTTTTCTAGCTTCTCAAGCTTAGCACTAAAATCTTTCTCTTTATCCTGCATGTGTCGTCTGATGTCAGAGTAGCGTTGCTTAAACGTTTTCTCTTCACCACTCAGTTCAGCATCGTCTTCTTGTGCTTCACCTTCGGATTCTTCTTTTTGTTTGGCACTACTTTCTGCCTGAACCTTGGGTTCGACAGGAGCTTCGCTACTGGGTTTCGCTTCAACAACTTCTTCTGTTTCATCTGTCTCGCCACGTGCTTGTTTTAGCAGTGCCTCTAGTTCTTCTTGATCACGCTTAACACGTGCATCATTTCTTTGATGTGAAGCCGATGAAGTTTTAATCATCGTAGTTTCTTGTGGCTCTTGTATCATGTTATACTCCTTATGATGGGGCCAGCCTAAGCTGGGTAGCCTTATAGTTATATGAAGATTTTATAGTTACTTCTTCTTCTTTTTGTTTTTCTTTTTGGAGGCTAAACCCCCTTCTTTAAAACCTGTTGGTCTCTGACCTGTTGAAGCATATCTTGCCATTTTTGAAGATGCTTTTTTACCTTCTGATTCAATAGTTTTTAACTCTGAACTTGAAGCTCCTCTTTTCTTAGCGTTTTTATAAACGTCATAGGTTGAGTTCATAGATGAGATGTACTGATCGCGACCTGCTTGAGCTTTAGCTGCGGCTTCTGCTGCGGCGGCTTCTCTCTCTTTACGTTTTTCTCTAAACATTTTAGATTGTTCTGGGGTGATTGATTCTCCATAACGGTCATCAAGAAGAGATGTCTTTATCTTGTTAGGGTCATTAGGCGATAGTACTGTATTATCTACATACTTTTCTGGAGAGTAAGGAAGAAGATCTTTAGCTTCTTGAGTAAAAGTCTCACCTGCAGGGTTTTCTCTGAAAGGTGGTTTGCTGTTATTAATAGAATCAATTATTTCTTGAGCCTCTGCATCTCTATCTTTTACTTCAGGCTCTTTAACTTTTACTTCAGGTTCTTTAACTTTTACTTCAGGACCCTTAATTTTATCTACAACTTCGCCATATGTAAGTGTGGGACTATATTCGTTTTTCTCACCAGCTTCTTTTGCTTTCATATCTGCAAATGATTTGCTTGCATCAAAACTGCCTGTTGTTATAAAGTCTACCCAATCACCATCATTTGCTGATCCAGGATTAGATGCAAACTCACTACCTTCTTCCATAGATACTTCAGCTATCTTAACAAAAGTATCTCGATCTTCTATATTACCATAACCAAGTTCTGTTGCTATAATAGTTTCTTGACCTAATCCATTGTCTTCACCTTCACCTGTGTATCGTCTACCTAAGACAGGTGTGCCATCACGGCCTTTTATATCCGTCTTGTACCATTCAAAGCCATCACCAGCATACACACCGTTCCTAGTAACCTGTCCATAAGATTCAAACTGCGTTTCTTTACCATCTTTCATGTATGTGGATACATTACCTGTTGTAGGAGCTATTGTAT